GCGCGGCGAGGCGGAGAGGCTCGCGTGGTTCGGCACGCAGAACGATGGCATGGCGAGTCTGGTCACGCGCTACGGGATCAACGCGAAGCTCGACGCGTCCGACCTGTCGATCTACTTCCCCGACACAGACGCGTGGATCTGGCTGCGGGGCGCCAAGGATGAGCGCGAGGTCCGCAAGGCTCTTGGCGGCGCCTATCACGAGGTGTGGTGGGATGAGGCGCAGAAGATTCCGCCCAAGCTCGAGTCGACCATCCGCGAGGTGTTCATGCCGGCGCTGCTCGACTTCGGCGGCCGCTTCCGCACGACGGGGACGCCTGTGCGCCAGATGGCCGGGCTCTTCCACGACGCGACGAGGAGCGACGGCAAGCGCAACGCGCAGTGGTCGCTACATCACTGGACCCTGCTCAACAACCCTCACTTCGGCGCGACGGCAGAGGAGCGGTGGTCGCGCGGCATCGTCGGACTGCAGCGCCTCTACGGCGGCGAGGATGTGGTCACGATCGAATCGCCGATCATGCAGCGCGAGGCGTTCGGCCGATGGGTGCGCGAGGATGCCGCCTTCGTCTATGCCGTGCACCGCGTACCACACGATCGTCTACTCTACGCGCCCCACCGCGCTCGAGCTGACGGCTTCGTCGATGTCCCGAGGGCGCTCGCCGATCTGCCGTGGCGCTGGCAAGACGCCCAGTTCGCGCTCGGCTGTGACATCGGCTGGTATCCGGACCCGTTCGCGCTGTGTCTCTGGGCATGGCATCCGCACGATCCTCGGCTCTACGAGGTGTGCAGCTGGAAGCGGAACTACATGACCGCCGACGAACAGAATGCAGCGCTCAACGCGATCCGGCAGCATGTGGCGGTGGGCATGGTCGTGGCCGACGGTGGCAGCCCGAGCAAGCCGACGGTGCAGGGCTGGGCTCGCGAGTGGATCGAGCGGTACAACCAGCCCTTCGTCGAGGCCGAGAAGAGCAACAAGCACGGATCGATCGACACCTACAACAACGACATCGTGCGCGGGCTCGTGCAGTTCCGCGACGGCGGTCCGCTCTTCGAGGAGATGTCGCAGCTCCAGTGGTCAGGCGTCGTGAGCGGCTCGGGGCGCCTCGTTGAAGATCCGACCATGGCCAACGACGTCTGCGACGCGTCGCTGTACGCGCACCGCCACAGCTACCAGTTCCGGTGGCGGCCTGAGGAAAAGAAGCCCGACGCGGGGACGGTGGAGTACGCCCTGCGCGAGGAGCGCGAGATCGAGGAGGATCGGCTAGATGACGAAGCGATCTACCACTGAGCGAGTCAAGGATCTGCTGCTCTGGGCGCGGCAGCACAAGATCGCGATCACGAGCATGGTCGTCGGCGACGTGTCGCTGCAGCTCGCTGACCTGGCGCTCGGCGACGCAGCGCCGCGGGCTCGCACCGACAACGACCGCAAGGCGGACATGTTCCGCTTGTACGGTGGGACCGTCCTTGACGAGCTGCACGCCGAGCCGACCGGCGCGGTCATCGAGGAAGAGGACGAGTGATCTCCGACGATCTACTCGACAAGCTCGGCCGCGGCGCCACGCCGATGGCCGGTGACGTGCTTGAGCTAGTCACGGAGGTGAGGCGACTGCGGGCAGGTGTCATCCCTGCATCGGTCATCACCCAGGAGGCGTTCGACTCGGTGCGCAAACAGCGCGATCGGCTCGCGGTCGACGTCGAGCACCTGCGCAACGAGGCGCTGCAGATGGCGGCCGCGGTCAAGGTCGCCGAGGGGGAGCACCGCGCAGCCCTGGCGGCTCTCGAGGGCGCCAAGCGCGAGGCGGAGGCGGCCGCGCGGGCGGCCAACGTAGCCGGCGAGGCGTATCGCGTCACATCGCTGCGGGCGTCTAGCCTCGTCGAAGCGTGCCTCCGGTGGCGCCGCTTCCGCAACGGGTCGACCCTTGAGCGCGCGATCGAGCGCTACCTCGAGGAGGGCGGCGCCTCAGTGGCGACAGATGTCACCGATTCTTGACAAGTGACCATATACGTGTTGTCATTCCCGGCAAGGGATGGCCAAGGCCCGCCCAGTCGCCGCTCGTCGGCGACGTGACAGGGATGAGGGGCACGAGGACGACGGCAAGCGTCGGAGCGTCCAGTGGTGGCGCTGTGAGTCGGGGCAGGATGCAGCCGGCAAGCTGTGGACGTGGTGCGACCGGCTCAAGCAGCGATGGTCCGCCGACGGCCTGCAGGACCTGATCTTCGAGGCCATCTATCGCGACGAGCCGCTCGGCTCAGCGTTCAACGTCGCCCACATGCGCGGCAGCCGGCTGCAGCACAGCCGCTCGCCGATGAACGTGATCATGGGCCTGGTCGACACCGCGACCGCCAGGCTCACCAAGCGACGGCCGATGCCGGTCGCCGGATGCGATGATGCCGGTTGGTCCGAGAAACTGTTCGCCAAGTCGGTCTCGCGCGTCATCCGCCGCAAGATGGGCGGCCCCGGCGTCGAGCGGATGTCGCCGGATCTGATTCGCGACTTCATCATCCGCGGCACCGCAGTCGCCAAGGCTGTCCGCATCGGCGGCGACGTGTCCACCGAGCGCGTGCCCATCTGCGAGATCGTCTACGACCCGCGCGAGGCGTACTACGGCCCGCCGCGGCAGCTGGCGCACGTTCGACCGGTGGCGCGAGAGGTCCTCTGCGAGGAGTTCCCCGAGTACGCCGAGCAGATCGAGTCAGCCAGCGAGTTCAATCGCTCGGATCCGTGGGTGCTGCACATGTACGCCGGTCCCAGCTTCGCCGACCACATCGAGATCGCCGAGGCGTGGCACCTGCCTAGCGGCCCCGGCGCCGACGACGGGCAGCACATCATCGCGATCCGCGGCGTGACACTTCTGCGCGAGCCGTGGAAGGTCCCCCGCTTCCCGCTGTCCTTTGCTCACTGGTGCGCGCCGATCCGCGGGCTGCGCGGCTCTGGTCTCGTTGAGCAGCTCATGCCGAGCCAGGCGCTGATCAACGAGATCCTCGCCGACGCCAAGGAGGGGCTGCACTACGGCAGCCAGCTCAAGCTGTTCGTCCAGCGCGGCTCGAACGTGATCAAGAACCACCTCCGGTCTCGTCACCCCGCGGTGATCGAGTTCGACGGGGCGGAGCCGCACTACGTCGCCCCGAACCCGGTGAGCGAGCAGGCGCTGCGGATCCTCGATCTGGTGATCAACCGCATGCATGAATTGTCGGGGATCTCGCAGATGGCGGCGCAGAGCAAGAACCAGCTCGGGGCCGGCGCGTCGGGCAAGGCGCTGGACACTCTCGACGACATCCAGAGCGATCGCTTCGCGCACGTCGAGGCCGGCTACATGCAGTTCCGGTGTGACATGGCCGTCAACATGCTCGACATGGCACGCGCGATGGTCGAGGAGGCCAAGGGCGAGCACGTCTTCGACGAGCAGCCGGCGCCGATCGCCAAGCGAGACCTCGCCCAATGGGTCCAGGCGATCGATTGGGGAAAGTTCGACATCGACGCCGGCCCCTATCACATCGCGATCGAGCCGATCAACTTCCTGCCCGATAGCCGCGCCGGGAAGCTCAGCTTCGCCAAGGAGCTGTCAGCCAACGGCCTGATCCCGGATCCGACGATGACCGCGGCGCTCTTCGACGAGCCCGACATTCAGAAGGTGAACCGGTCGATCTTGGGCCCATACCGGAACATCGAGCGCATGCTCGAGGGAATCGCGGACGTCGACACGCCGATCGAAGAGGTGCTGCCGACACGTAACACCAACCTCCCCCTGTTCGTCCTGATGGCCAAGGGCGAAATGGAAGACGCCTTCGCGATGAAGGCCGACGACGAGGTGATCGAGCGCTTCCAGCAGTCGCTCGAGTACGCACAGCAGCTCACCGAGGGAAGCTCGCCGCCGAGCTTGCCGGGAATGCAGGCCGCCAACATGGGCGCAGCGCCAAACGCGGCGACGCTGCAGCCCGAGTTTGGCGGCGGCGCGGCTCCCATGCCGATGCCACCAGGTGATCCGGGGATGCCGCCGACAGGGATGATGCAATGATCGACAACGACCAGGACGAGCCCGCCGACACCTCAGGGATGGAGCCGGAACTCCGGCCGGGCATGACCGAGCCAGAGGTCTCCGGCGGCGCAGGCGACGAAGACGCCGTCTTCGGCGGCGACGCGCCGCCCGTGCCGCGACCCTCGCGCCGCATGTCCGATGAGGCGCGAAAGCTCATGGTCGAGGCGGTGACCAAGCTCAAGGCCTCGCGCAAGAGCGAGGATGATGAGGGGGCCACCGGTGAGTTCGATGAGGCCCCCGCCCCCCGGCCAGTCAACAACAGTTCGGCGCCCCCGGCACCAGCGCCCGTGGCCCCTCCGGCCCAGGCAGCACCCTCCCCGGCACCGGCGCCATCTATCGACCCGGCAGTCCTCGAGACGAAGCGACAATACGAGGCACGGCTGGCAGATCTCGACGCGCGCGAGCGAGCCATCAAGGATCGCGAGGCCGCGCCCGATCTCGCCGGATTCCGCGATGCCTATCTCGAGCGGCCAGCGGCTGCGCTGCGCGACCTGATGAAGGCGCGCGGCATCGCCACGACCGATGATGAGTGGAAAGAAGAGATACGCGACCTCATCACCGAGCTGTCGGGTTCCGAGCTGGGCGTGGAGCTGCCGCAGGACGTTCGCAACCGTCTGGACGCGCGGCGCGCCATGCGCGCGGTCAAGAACCACAAGGAGCAGCTCACCGCGCGCGAAGCCAAGCTCGAGGCAGAGCGAAGGGCCGCCGCCGATGAGGCGGCCAGGCTGCGAGCTGTCGAGATGCTCGGCGGCCAGATGCGCGCCACGGAGAACGCGTCGAAGTGGCCGTACCTTGCCGCCGAGGACGATCCGGGGCGCATCATCTTCGACGTCGTCGACCACCAGAACAAGCTGGACGGGTCGGTTATGAAGTGGGAAGAGGCCGCCCAGAAGGCCAACGACTACCTCAAGCAACAGGCTGAGGCCTACTACGGTAGGCGCAAACACCTGCTCTCCGTGGCCACCGGGAAACCGGGCGACGCAGCGAGCGGTTCCGAGCGCGTACAGGGAGACCCCCAGGGCATTCGCAGGTCACACACGCTCAGCAACGCAGCAGCGGCGTCGGCGCCAGCGACTGCACCGAAGGCGGATGGTCCGTCGGCGGGGAAGTGGTCGCGCGAGGCCCACCGCGCAGAGACCAAGCGCCGAATGCGCGCGGCCTTTGCTCCGGGCGACGGCGGCTAGTCCGCTAGGAGAGCAGGTCGACGTGAACCGCAACAAGGAGTGACCTGCGATGCTCGATACAAGCACTTTCAACCCAATGATCAAGGTGCACTACGCACCCGGCCCCGTCGTCAACCTGGCCTTCCAGAAGAACAAGGCCACCGGCATGCTGGCGAAGCGCAACCGTAAGCCCTCGGGGCAGGGCGGTGGCCAGCACTGGCACCAGCCAGTTCAGTACGGACTACCTGGCGGCGGCTCGTCAGATTTCAACACTGCCCTGGCCGCGGGCAACAACAACAGCTCCTATGCTGGCTTCGACGTCACCCGAAAGAAACACTACCGTCTCGGCAAGGTCGACAACGAGACCATCGAGGCCACTGCCGATGGCGATGTCGACGCCTTCGA